ATTCACCACCAACACATTCAGCAGTTATAACATTGGTGACACTGTCACAGTGAGTGGCTCGCAACTGGGCACAGGCGCAATCACAGCCTACACTTCACCCACCACCTACTACATTGTGGGCACCGACCAGGAATCAAGTTTTGTGCTCAGTGCCACACGCGGTGGAGCCAATGTTATTACCACAGCAGGCACCACAACAGGCATGACATTTGTGGCTAGCGGCACAGCGTTTCCTCCAGTGACCGGAGCCACACAATACAGCACAGCCACAAGTCCACAACAGGTCACATTCAGTGCCATCACAGCCAATGTGGGCACAGCCATCACATCCAATGTCACAACAGGTGTGTTTGGTCTTGCAGGCACTGCCAACATTGCTTATCAGTTGAATGCGTTCTTAAATGTCACCAACACACCTGCCACATATGGTTGGGTCAACACAGGCACCAATGTGGCTGTTGGTCCCACAGCAGTGGCAGGCACACCACTTTCAACCACTTACTTGAACAACACAGGCAACACAGTGAATGTGGCTGTGAGAGTCAGCACCTTGGACGGCACAGCATTTGCTTATCCAGCCCAGGTTCAAGCAGCAGCCGCCACTGTGAGTCAGTTGTCAGGCTACACTGTAGCATAAGGAAAACAAAATGATATCAACCAAAAACATGCAGGCCAAGGCCATCAACCAGGCTCGTGGACCACAAACAGGCAACGCAGGCACACCCTCAAAGCGTAGTGACTTCATGGCTGCCAAGGCCAAGTCCGGCAGCGAAAAGGCTGAACTGGCCAACATGATCACAGATGCTGTAGCGGCTCGTGGTCAGGGCATGCGAGGATTCAGAGACCCAGCCGTGGAAGGCCTACACGACAAGACCAATGTTGGTCGCGGTCCTACCAAGGGCAACGCTGGCCGGCCACAACGCAGCGGCGCTGCAAGAAAAGGTGCAGTAGGCGCCACTTCAGGTTATTAAATAACCCCCCACACTGCTGGCACAGGGTCAGCAGTGTTTTTATGATCGGTTTTTATAAGGATATGACATGAACAAAACCACACCCACACCCGACCACAACCCCTGGGAGGATGCACCAGTCACAGCAGTGCCTGCCACACCCAAGCAACCCAGAACAGCCAAAGCAGAAAAAGACATCAAGACAGTGCGTGAGATTACCTCACCAGACTTTGATATCGAAGGCTTGATGACTGACTTTCCCACTGCCACTGAACTGGAACGCTTTGTGTTTGATCAGACACAGGTGATCTTGAATCTCAAAGGCCGTGCCAACAAACTCAAATACCAGGTGGCCATGGATGTGCTGAATGGCACAGCAGTGGATCCCAAGTTCATTGGCGCTGGCAATCCTTACCTGGACAAAATGGACATGGTGCCAGAAGAGCCCATGAAAGACCTGCCACCTAGAGATCCCGCAATCCCAGACCGTGATCATTTACAGAACGAGTTCTTTACAGCGTTTGTGCCACACTCGGATCCTGAGTACCATGCTCGTGGTGTCAAAATGCACTGCACATTCCGCAAGTACAAGAACGGCTGCATCACATACGAAGTGCTGGGTCCCATTGAACCCAGACCGCACGGTGAGAAGATGGACAAGTTTGGTCGCATGAGACCAGAGATCATCAAGTGGGTTGACCCACGCACTGGTGAACAGATTGTGCAGCGTGAAGATGGCACCATGACCACTGTGGGTCGCAGACTCAAAGCCATGATGCAGACCATGAAGTACAATGACACCAATCAATGGGTCAAGTACATTGACCGCGACTTCTTGAGTCTGGATCGCAAGGCAGCACAGAATCCCTGGGACCTTGAAGCATGACCATCAATCCCATCATAAGAGACGGCATGATCAATAGTGCCGTAGAGTCACGGCGTGTGGATGAAACCAAGATCATGCAAAAGGTCAACGCTGTGAACCGTGAAGCGTTTACTCAACGCTTTCCCGGCCACATTGAACATTCAATGCGACTCATAAGCGAACGCCTGCAGAACTGCTTGGTCAAGCCAGGTGAGATGGACTTGAGTGATCCAGACACATGGCCTGCCACTGCCGGTGAGATTGAGAGTCTTGCTGCTGCACTGTGGAGTCTGGAACAGGTTCGACACTACTGGCCCACACAGGCTTGACAAGCAAGCCAAATAATAGTATAATAAATACACAGCACGATAGGCGTGCTGTATTAGTGCCACTCATAAGGAGCAAACAAGATGACTAAGCAAAAACACCGCACCGTGGCGGAACTCACGGCAATATGGGACTCACTTGACGAGGACCAAAAAATCGAGTTTATCAATAGCAACGATATCACAGCAGTTGAGGTGATGCGATTGGACCAGAATCGCGACCTGGGCTGGAACGACCTAACGACCTAACCCAAACGAACCACAAGCGGGAAACCCCTTGTGGTCTCATTATGACCATAAAATATCAAATCTTACAAGGCGACAACCGCGAGGTCCTTCGAACTCTCCCAGACAACAGCATAGACGCCATCGTGACAGATCCACCCTACGGCATAGACTTCCTGGGCAAGGCCTGGGACGCCAACACAGGAGCACTTGAGACCTATCAAGAATGTTTGCGTGTGCTCAAGCCAGGTGGACACATCCTGGCGTTCTCGGCAGCCAGAACCTATCATCATCTTGCTGTGACATTAGAACAAGCAGGCTTTGAAATCCGTGATCAGATCATGTGGATCTACAGTTCGGGCTTTCCCAAATCACAAGATGTTGGTCGGCAGATACAAAAAGCCATCTATGGCAAGCCTGACAAACAACGCTTTGATCCTGCCATTATGGTCAAGGTGTCAGGTGATCAATATCAGCATCCTGATTCAGGCAAGATCTATCGACGACTACCAGACATCAATGGCGATAGATTAAAAAAATCACACGAAGGTCAAGGCTATGGTTGTGTGTTTGAACAAGTGTTAGACATTAAAACAAAATCAAACTCAAACAGACGCATCAAAAAGAATGATACACCCAACACTTATGACCATGGCGGACTTAAAGATGAAATAACTGAAGATATAATCTGTGTTGATCCAACAGCACAAGCCTGGTCAGGGTGGGGTTCAGCACTCAAACCAGCACACGAACCCATAGCATTAGCCCGCAAGCCCTTGACTGGCAGCATTCGTGAGAACTGCTTGACCTGGGGTGTGGGTGCTATCAACATTGATGCCACTCGCATTGCCTATGAGGATCCAGCAGAAGCAGCAGCCGACGCTGCCTGGCGTGCCAAATGGTCCAAACACAATGTGGCGGGTCCTGTGTTCCAGGATCAAGACATTACACAGGTTAGAAAGAAACAAAACAAGCCTGCTGGTGGCAAAGGCACAGCCGCAACACACAAAAACTTCAGTGCAGAAAATACAGACAAAGAAAAAACAGAGTTTGAACCCTGGGAAGCAAGTCAAATAGGCCGATTTCCCTCCAATGTGATAGGTGAGATTGCTGAACCATATCAGAAGTATTTCTACTGTCCCAAGGTCAGCCGCCGGGAACGACACATTGGACACGAAACACCTCCACCCATGTTTGGTGATGTTCAGGGTGCGTATGGACCAGACGGCAACAGAATGGCAGTGGGATTAGATGCTCGCACTGGCAATGTAGGCAACAACCATCCCACTGTGAAACCTATTGAGTTGATGAAGTATCTGATTCGCCTGATCACACCTGCCGGTGGCACAGTGCTGGATCCGTTCAACGGTTCTGGATCCACAGGCTGTGCTGCTGTGGAACTGGGCTATGAATACATTGGCTGCGAACTGGACCCTGCTTATGTTGATATTGCTCGCAAACGCATTGAGGCCTGGTATGCTCACACTCATCCATTGCAGGCCACAGGTTTGTTCGAATGATTGATCCCACTGTGCTCATGCGGCGTGCTGTGCGATCAGTGTGCGATGACCACAATCTCCAGCCTGCCAGTCTTGCACAGTTTGATCACAACACACAGGAACAGTTTCGCGACCTGGCCATCACAGTGGCCGACGACATGCGATACAATGCACTCAAATATTTTCGTCCGTTTGAACACCAACGAAGTTTCTTTACCACCATAAGTGATCGACGAGGCATCCTGGCTGCCAACCGTATTGGCAAAACAGTAAGCACCTGCTATGAAACTGCCATGCACCTTACTGGCATCTATCCTGAGTGGTGGCAGGGCAAGCGTTATGATCGTCCCATCACTGCCATGGTAGCAGGAGAAGGCTGGAGCCAAGTAGCGTTAGTGTTGCAGAATGAACTGCTGGGCACACCTGATGTCAAACTCAAAGACAACATTGGATCAGGTGCCATACCCCGAGACGCCATTGATCAGGACACCATGCGATCTGATGGTGCCAACTGCATTGGTGTGGAAATACGCCATGTCACAGGCGGCAAGAGTTATTTGCTGTTTGCCAACTACACACAAGAAGTGCGACAGTTGCAAGGTTTCAAACTGAACCTGGCAGTGTTTGATGAACAGCCTCCGGATGACTTCTTCAGTGAGATTGTGACAAGAACTGCCACCACACAAGGCATGGTCATGTGCAGTTTCACACCACTCAAAGGTCTCAATGGCCTGGTATCAAAGTTCTGGAATCGGGAAGAAGGCTACGATTACATTCGTGTGAGTTGGGCGGATGTGCCCGAACACGATCCCTGGGGTGAACCATTCCTGCTGCACAGCACACGGCAGCAGTTGGAACGCGACTACCTGCCACACGAACGCGATGCTCGTATACAAGGCAAGCCCATCATGGGCAAGGGTGCTGTGTTCCAGATACGACAGTGGCCAACTTATAAGACTGGAGACATACCATTCCAAGAAATGCGCAACATCTCGAGAGTCATAGCACTTGACCTGGGGCTTGTGAACGACAAAACTGTGATCAGTCTCATGTATTGGGATCCATACGAAAAGACAGCATGGTTGCATCGTCAGATAGTTGTGCAAGGTGTGGAAGAGGCTGTGCCCACACAGTACATCAATCACTTGCTACGCCCAGAAGTGTATGGCACACCCATTGTGCTGCCGGCTGATGCGTCAACACCTGGCAGGTACACCATGAGTTCAACCAGCATCAGAGAACTGTTTGAACAGTATGAACTCAATGTGATACAAGGTGCCATTATGAATCCACCAGACCCACAAGGTCGTATCACAAACCACAAGAGTTATGGCATAAACCAAATGCGGCAAATGCTGGAAGTGGGCAGTTTAATGATCAACGAAAACTGTGTGGACTTCCTGCGTGAAGCACAGAACTATTATGTGGACACACAGGGCAGATTTTCGGACCCAGATGACTGCATTGACTCAGCCAGGTACGCCTTGTTGGCCTGCCTGCAAGGCATTGCCGAACCCTGGGACAACTTGAGTCCACAGCAACGCATGGCACGCCAGCGTGATCAACTGTATCGAACCCGGGACGAGACCAACTTGCCGGCCTGGAAAAAGAGTTTCAACCCAGCAGGATAATATGACCTATCAACTACACCAACAAGACTGCATTGAGTGGATGACCACACAACCAGATGACTCCATAGACATCATTGTAAGCAGTCCGCCTTACAACAAAGGCATTGTGTACAATGGCTATCAGGACCGTAGAACAGACTACCTTGAATGGATGACTCAAGTTTGGAGCGAAGCCTGTAGAGTGTTAAAACCCACAGGACACTTGTTCTTGAACATTGCTGGATCATCTGACCAGCCATTCTTAAGTTATGAAGTTGCACGGTCAGTGCCCTGGCGTGTGCAGAACAACATAGTGTGGGCCAAGGCTGTGGAGTTTCAAGGCTATATCTATGGACGCAGCACTGTGAACATCAATTCAAAATTGAAATTGCCCAATGGTCATGAATCAGTTTGGCACTTTACAGAAAAAGGCAAAACACCCATAGACATTGCTGCCAGTTCAGTGCCTTACAGACCAGAGTTTGCTGAAGACACCAGTCGACGCACAGGCCGCACCACCAGGCCCACCACTACCTGTTGGCACATTCCATATGAAACCATAGGCTACATGGGTGCGGCTGCTGTTGACCTAAAAGGTACCAAAGGTCATCCTGCCATATTCCCAAGAGAACTGGTGCGACACTGTTTGCGTGTGGCCGGAGCACAGCCTGGTCAGCGTGTGTATGATCCTTTTTCTGGCACAGGCACCACCATGTGGGTGGCCGAGAAAGAGTTTGGCTGCGAAGCCATTGGCACAGAGATTGACGCTGACTACGCTGCATTTATACATCAAAGAATGACATCCTAATAAATAACTGCATGAGAAGGACACAATGAACAAGACCATTAGATCAGCACAATATGTCGTAAACTTGCCACGCGGTCCAGTGTTGCTGTGTGCCATTCACACCAATCACCTGGTGCCTGCTCTGGAAGCCAGCAGCATTGACCATGAAGTCATGATGTTGCACACTTCAGATCAGGCACAGGTATGTCAAGCCTGTGATCTGGCTGCCAGTCAGCGTGAGCCAGGACAACTGCCACACTGAGCCTGCTAAACCACCCCATAATCCAGTACCCGCTAAATAACATATTATTAGGAAATCTCAATGCTGGACATAAAAAATATTCCCATTTCTGACATCAACCAAAACCGGAAACTCAACGCAAACTTTGTGCGTATGAAGAACTTGATGGATGTCAAAATGGCGTCATATCTACGCTACCTTGGCACCAAAAACGCAGTAAATCGGGCCAGTGACTATCACTACCTGTGCCTGGCAGTGACAGATTCAACTGCTCCAGTAAACGGCATAGATTATATTCACCCGTCAGTGAAGCCTGTGGTAGATTATGCCACTGCTGTGATCACCAAGGGCCTGGCTCCCAATGGCGAAATCAACTTTGAGTTTGTGGCCGACGGTGAAGATGACGAAGAGGCCGCCAGACAAGCAACAGAAATGGTGTCAAGTGTGGTGAACGAAATGAATGATCCACACTTTATGCTGGAACGCTGGGTGATGGATGCTGCCATGCACAAAAACGGCATGATGATGATCATGCCTGTGCGTGAACCCATCATTCGCTATGTGGAAACACAAGGCACAGCCGATCAGTTGCGGGCTTTCGAACAACAGGCCCAGGAGTCAGGACTCACTGCCCTGCGTCAGACTCGCAGACGCACCACGGTGGACATGGCTGCGGTACTTAAAGAAGTACAAGCACTCATGGGCACAGCCGATTCTGAAATGAGTCAGAGCATTATTGACAGCCACATTGCTGGCCTGGCTGTGCTGCCTGATGATGATGACGACACCATGAATCTCGAGCGTGAAACCATGCTGGCAGCAGGTGTTGAAAACAAACAAACCATCCTGGATGATGCCATTGCTCGCAATACCATCTACACTGCCAAGTACAAACTCACAGGCTACAACATCAAGATTAAGTTTCGCAGTATTGCACAGCACTATTGGATCTGTGATCCCACTGTGCCTGAAATGCGTGACATGCCATTCTGTGGCTACTACGATCCCATGACCATACAAGAAGCAGTTGAACTGTATCCAGACATTGATCTGGCACAGTTTGAACGCTTTGCAGAATACAACATGAACGGTGCTTACCAAGCAGGCTCAGTGCTCAACAACCTGGCCATTCATGCCAGAGACTCAGTGCCTGTGATGGGTGTGCCAGTTAGTTCAGCAGCGTCAGCAGATCCTGATTCACGCCAAATCTCAATCGTCACAGTTTGGAACCGCTACGACATTGACGGAGATGGTGAACTGGAACTGGTAGAACTGATCTATTCAGGATCCTACATCATAAGTGCTAGAGAAGTAGAGTTCATCCCTGTGGCCAACATGTGTCCCAAACCATTGCCAGGCAACTTCTATGGCATGAGCATTGCGGAATCAGTTATTCCCATGCAGGAATACAACACCAGTGCTGCTCGTGCCGAAATACAACTGGGCTTGCTCACAGCCACACCACGCATTGGTGTCAAGCCAGATCGCTTGGACTTTGAAATGTTGCAGGACGGCGAATCAGCAATCTTTATTCTTGATTCCAAGTTTGATCCTGCCAAAGACATCTATCAACTGCCTCCTCCTTCAGGCAACCTGCAGTTCTTGGAAGTGGCCATGAACCGTATACAACAAGACACCATGGCCATGGTTGGTATGACCACACCCAGTGATGTGTTCAATCCAGAAGTGATGGCGCCAGGCAACTCGGGCATCAAACTGCAGATGGCTCTCACACCCAACCAAATCATTCAAGACAACACTGTACGAAATGCAGCAGATGGCCTCAAAGAAGCCTTGTGGTTGGTGTGGCGTACTCTTATTCAGTACGGTGATGACTACGGTGTTAAGAAACTGGCTGCCAAGTACCACCCAGACAAGCGGCCAGAGTACCTGGATTACCTGGCCTGGGACGACATGAACTTCTGTGATCGCAAGCACATTCAGATTGAACTGGCCCTGGGCATGATGAGTCAAGAAAACGCATTAGGTCGACTACAAATCATACAGAAATGCCAAACAGATTTGTACATGCAAGTGCAAGGTATGGCACAGTCAGGCACACTCACACCAGAAATATACCAAAAGGTCAAGAAGCCTTTTGCTGACACCCTGTATGTGCTGGGTGTGAAAGACTGCGACACTTACTTGCCGTCTGATGACGAAGTCCGAGTCATGATTGAGCAAGGCCAAGCCGCTGCCAAGAACAAAGAACCTTCTGCAGAAGACAAGAAACGCCTGGCAGATGCAGGTCTGGCACAGGCCAAAACAGAACAGATTCAAGCAGAAATGGCTGGCACTGATAGTGAAAGCCAACTGGATTACATGGCTGTGGCAGCAGGAGACCCCAAAGTCTACAGTTGATTTTTTTAGATAGGATATGATATGATTGAAGCAGAAACAATTGAAAGTTTCAACACACGCTTGACAGTGGACACTTCAGACTTGAAAAAGTTAACGCCTGCACAGCGTGACACCATCAAGCACTATGGATCACAAGCCGAGGCCCTGCTTAAAAACAGGGATCTGGCCATGTTTGTGCATCATTACAAGTTTGAACTGGCTGACAATCTCACCAACATCACAGGGCACACAGATGTTGACAATCGCACCAGAATCGCACAAGCCAATCACTTGAGTGGCATTGACGGCTTTGTCACCAGCCTCAAGAGAGCAGTGTACCACAAAAACAAAATCCTGACCTGGGAAAACAAACAGCAATAATCACACCTTTTTGCCTGGATACTATAAATAAAACACCAAGGTAATCTCTGGACCCTTGCTTTATTAGGAATATTATGACAACTGAGATCACGCCTAATGCCCCTGAAGGCACGGCCAATGACACAACCGCAGTTCCAAGTTTTGAATCAATTGCTGCCAAGATGACCGCCATGCGTGAACACACGCTGCGTAATCAACTCAATGCAACAGAACCCACTGCAACAGGAGCAGATGCGTCGGCAGACGAATCCAGCCCTGCAGTCCCAGAAGGACTGGAAGATGAAACCGACTATGATCAAGATGTAAATGCCACTGAAGAGGACTACGCCCAGGACAACCCTGTAAGCGAACCAGACGCAGAAACTACAGGTGAAGATCTCATTGACTTTATTGAATTTGCTGAGAGCAATCCCAGTGCCAAGTTCAAGTTTACCAGAAATGGTAAA